AGTGTTTGGTAATGTTGGCACAATATCTACACCTACTGATGGTAGTGTGACAGCTAACAAGATTGGCACTGGTGCAGTAGATTTAACTACCAAAGTTACTGGGGTTTTACCAGTGGCTAATGGTGGAACTGGTGTATCAAGTGGTTTTAGTTATTCAGAGGGAACATTTGATGTAACTATAAGAGATGCAACAAGTGGTGGAAATACTGGTTCTGTAACACAAACAAATAAATATATAAGAATTGGTAATTTTGTATGGTTACAATTTAATTTAATTAATATTACTACTACTGGCATGACAAGTAGTAATGTTCTTTATTTAACTGGATTACCTTTTACACCAGCTAGTGGTTCTTATGGAGTTGGTTCAGTGATTGTAAATCAAGTTAATGTAGGTGCTGATTGTTTTGGATTAAATTTATTTCAA